GACAACTCCAGCGCCTCTTCTGGAGTTGTCGACCGATTCCTGTGCCTCGTAGAGCGCGCCCATGTCGTGAACGGTCTCTGTGCCGGACCCAGTGCCGTCACCGGTAGTGTCGGTGCCAGGCGCGACCATGAGACCACCATTGGGGCCCTCGACGAGGACGTCGCCTTCCGAGACGTTCGCGTTCGACGAGTCAGTGAGGTCGTTCCCAGCCTCGACGAATGCGTCGACCTTGCCACCAACGGGGATGTGCTCGTAGAAGACACGCTCGCCGTCGTCGTTGGTGTTGTACTTGTCGGCCTTCGCGTGGGAGAAGTCCGCTTTCGACGGGACGGCGACCATGCCCCTGCCGTGGGCCTGTGTGTCGAGCGACGGCTCGCTCGAGTGCTTCTGGACCGTCGAGGAGCTTGTTCGCTCCAAGAAGTGCCCCGGCGTGATGTTCGTCTCGCCCGAGGCCGCATCGGCCTCGTCGGGGACGAAGGGGGCGTCGTTGCCGTTCAGGACGACGGTGTTGTCCGACATGGTCAGTCACCACCCTCTGCCGCGTCCATGGTCGTGAACGCGCCGCCGATGGGGACGTCCTCGGGGCTGTCGCCGTCGTTCCGACTGCCAGCGCGGCCGGCGTAGACGCCGCCTTGGGCCGGCTGGACCTCCTCGGCGAAGGCCTGGAGCTGGTCGATGTCCCAGTCCTCCAGATCCTCCGGCTCTTTGGAGGTGTGCGTGGCGATCGTGGCGATGGCCTCCTCGCGCTCGTCGGCGCGCTGCTGCTCTTCGAACTCCTACAGTCGGTCATCGACTTGGTCCATGACCTCGTCGGTGACCTGCGAGGCGATCTGATCCGCCATGTCAGTGACGTCGTCGTCGGCATCACCGGACCCGTCGCCGCCGGTCCCGTCGCCGGTACCGCCGTCACCTCCGCTCTGGTCCGACGCGTCGAGGGTCGCCTCGAGTGCGTCGAGCTGTTCATCGTTCATGTCGCGAAGCGCCTCCTCGTCGAACTCGGTCTGCTCCGCGAGAGTTTCGATATCGTGACTCATGTGTTGCGTGTTGGTTGTTGTCTCTGTGTCTTCGATTCTCGGGGCCCAGCGGTCGTCCCACTCCTCGTCGGTGATCCAGCCGTCCTCACGAGCTTGCTCGGCCAGGTCCTCGTTGCCGGCGCGCGCGAGCGCGGCGTCGGGGTCGCTGAGCGACTCGCCGTCCGGCCCTTCGACCTGGGATGCGAGTTCCCAACTGCTGTTCAACGCGTTCACGTTGACGTCGTCGTTACCGTCGACGACCCAGAGTGCGTGGTCGTCGGCGAACGACTCGACCGCCCGGAACTCGACGACCGCCGCGTTCTGTGCGGCCTCGAGGTCGCCGTCGTAGCCGAGCCGTCCGTCGCCGTTGAACGTCGGTGCCTCCCACTCGCTGTCGTCGAAGCCGTCGAAGTCTGGCTCGGCAATCGTCTGCTGGGCGGTGTGCTCGCCACACCAGCACGGACCCGACGAACATCCGTGGTCGGTTGTGTCGACCCCGAGAGCCGACAGGCCGCGCTGGATGAGCGAGCGTCCCCGAGTGTCGTGTGGGTCACCCTGGACTGCCGTCGCGAGCGACACGTCGTCGCGTGCCTCAAGCCGTGCGAGCGTCGTCTCGTTATCCGTGAGCGTTGCCCCGGCATCATCGTCGCGACCGATGCCACATCCATCGCCGACCGAGCACTCACCCTCCGCGTTGGGCAACGCCGCGTAGTGGTCGGGCTGGACGTTGACCTGTACGGCATTGAACTCGTCGCCATCGACTTCGCCTTCTGTCGGAAACGTCTCGTACCAGTAGCCGACGCTCCCCTCGACAGTCTCACCGTCGAGGAGTTGCTCCGCCGGGTCATCGCGACCGAGTTCGTCGGCCACCTGGGCCGAGCGCTCGCGGTCGAACCAGACCTCGCCTTCCAGCGATGACCGGGCCGACCGCGCTTCGACGCCGAAGAGCATGCCAGCGACATGGCTCTCGAACTGCGACGGAGTCGACGCCGGGATGAACTCGCCTTCGTCAGTGCGCGGGTGCGATATCGTCAACGGCTTCGCGTTCCACGCGAGCTGGGTCTGCTCGATCTCGTCGAAGGGGAGAAACTCGCCTTTCAAGACCATCTCGCGGACCAGAACCGCCGTCGCAACGACGTATTCCCGACCGCGGAGTGTCTCGACACGGACTTCGTCGGCAGCCCCACCGAACTGTAGTGCTTGCGTCGCGTATTGTTTTTTCATAAATACCATAGCGCGATACGATTCATGCCGGGGCAACCCTCGGCGTGTCACGGGGCCGGCGTCCCCGTGGCGTCATCGGGATCGGTCGTTAACTACCTACCACAATTATTACACAACGGCACTGGGGGTGGATTGGAGGCTGGTTTGGGAACTGCCCGCGCAGGCTTGGTGCGATGTCCGGATCATCCGGGGTGAAAGAGAACGAGCCTGTCCGCACCTCGTCGATGGACAGCGTCTGCTCCTGCGTCTGACTCTCGAGCGCCTGGCAAACAGGGCAGACACGGTCGTCACCGGCCGTGCGGATCTCGGCGCGGATGGTGACCCGAACGTCACCGGCAATCTGCTCGTAACGGTCGAGAGTAAATTCCGAATGTGTGCGGATCACTTCCGTCCTGGCCAGCACCGTCGACCGCGTCTTCCCAATCGCCTCAACGCGGTCGGTAAGGTTGCGGGCCATATCCCGGGGATTCGCGCCGGACGCCAGCCCTTCGGCGAACTCACGCCGAATCTCTTGTGCGGTGGCCTGCGTGATTCCCTCCAACTCCTCGAACGACCGCTCGAACATGAGTTCGAGCTTGTCTTGGTGAACCGGAAGACGAAGTGCGGCGGCAACATCTTCGTCAGGGATGTCGATCCCAGCCTTGCGCATCTCCGTGTCAGCGTGTTTGATGCCGCGTTCTGCGCCTTTCCGAATGTAGACATCGCCGTCGTACTTATCGAGAATCTCCCGTTGAAGCACCACATCAAGCCACTCTTTGAACGCCTGTTGCGTGGCACCGTCGCTGCGACGGTCCCAGTCGCCAGGGCCCGGTGTGAGGTAGTCATCCTTGTCAACATTCGCTGCGAGATCGCCGATGTCAGGTTGCACTGGCGGTTCGCTGCGCTCGCCAAGGGCGTCATTTTCGACGAGGCCCTGCCGGATGTGCGACTTGATGGCGTCCCATCGACCGCGGAGGTGCTGAGCGAACCGCCGACGGGCCGACTTCGTCCGCGTCGGGTCCTCGCGCCGCTGTTGGTGGGTGGCGTGATCGTGGGCATGCTGGTGGGGAGTGGCACTCATCTCAGTCAGATACCATCGAAGAGGTCAGGCGTTCGAATTGTTCTTGCACCTGCTCGTCGCTCTCGTCGATTTCCTCGTCGATGTCGTCGGCTTCATCTGGCGGCTCGGCATCCTGCGGCTCCTCGATCGGTGAGAACTCACGCAGGGCTTCCCGCGAGTGGAGCTGTTCGATGTCGCCCAGCGGTGCAAGCGCCTTCGCCGCCTCGGCTTCTGTTTTCTTGAGTTTCGCCATTTCGAGGTCAGTCAGCTGGAACAGCGTCGGCCAGTCGATGGTGTAACTGCCCGCTTTTGGCGGCGAATGTATCCCGAAATCGAGCAGGCGATCGATGAATGGCCGAAACAGGCTTGGCTCGGCAAACCGCGTCTGCCGGGCCGAGATGGTGTCGAGGTAGCTGGCTTGGTCCTGCGTGCTGGCGAGGTCGCCCCGCTCGGTCCCAGTCAGCTTCCGCTGTGGAATCCGAACGGTGCCCGAGATGGTTTTGAGAATGGAGTTAACAGTTGGCTCCGGGTCGACATCCTGCGCTTCGAGTTGCTCGGCGTCCGTCCCGAAGAGTTTGAGTACGCGCCGGAGGTCGTGCTCGTATTCCTCGATCTGCTCCGCCATCTTGTCCGTCGGCACGTCCTGGAGAGCTGGGTCGGTGTTCAGCACGAGTCCTGGATTCGACACCATCCAGTACGCCTCGGCGGCCGAGCCCTGGACCTTCTCGAGGTCGTAGAGCCGGTTCATCACCGGCCGGAGTGCGGGCTCGCCGTTGACCTCGTCATCGAGCACGTTTTCAGCAACGTGGATGACACGAGAGTGGTGGACCTCGACCAGCTGTGACCGCGAGCCGTTGGCGAGGTCCAGATTGTAGGTCTTCGGCAACCCGTTCCGGCTGTCGGTGACGTCACGGACCCAGGTTTTAATCTCCGCGTCGCCTTCTCCGAGCGGTGTGACATACATCAGGTCGTCGAGGCCGGTTAGTGCAGACGTGTCGACCTCTTTCTTGAGGTCCTCCTGACTGTCCGCGTCCGACAGCCCCAGGTAGAGCACACTGTACTGGCCTATCCGGCCGAGCCTGTCCGTCCGTTCGAGGTAGTGCCGGAGGCCTCGGTCC